ATGTTTAGATATAAATGTGGTCAGTTCTGAAATAATCTCATAGTCATTGAAGATAAGTTTATCTTCTTCAATCATTGTCTTGAGGTTGAGTGACCCTACCTTCTTGACAGTCTTACTCATCTTAACACCAAGTTGTGTTTTATTGCCAGAGAAACCCTGTCCAACAATTTGACCTGCCCTACCTCTCATAGAACACATCAATAGGTTTTGATACTCTAAATCATATTGAATAATACTTGCAACCTGGTCACCAATATCATTTACTTCACATAAAATGAATGCACTATTATAACTCTTTGCTACTTCATAAATTACATTTGGAAATAGCATTGGTTTAATAGTATTATTCCTATACTTTGCCACAATCTTATGTGGGAACTCAGTAATGTCTGCCACAACAAATGCAGAGTAATCTTCTCCCACACCTCTTGCAACGTCAACTGTCATTACATAATCATGCTCTTGTAATGGTTGCTCATAGATGTCCAGACCAGCATTTCTGGTCATAGGATTATCATAGATAAGAGTTTTTAGTTTGCTAGGAGCAATCAGTGTATCAATAGAACCTAAGAACTCGCACTCAAACTCAATCTTGAACTGTTGTTCAGATGTGTTCTTAATTGTTTGTTGCTTCCACTTATCATCTCTTCCTGGTACTTCTGACCAGTGAACGTCAGTGGGTATATAATCATTCTTCCCTTTCTCTGCATCATGCCACATCCTGTAGAAGTGGTTCATGCCATGAGGCGTTGAGACTATGATGACTTTTGTTGATTTACCAGAAGTAATAGTAGGATAAACAGAGGCAAAGAAGGCATCTGCAATATGGTTTGGGACGAAAGCAAATTCGTCGAGGAAGAGAATGTTAAACGACATGCCTCTGACAGCACTTGCAGACGTAGAAGCAGCCAGTATCTTTGATCCATTTTCTAACTCAATGTTACCCTTGTTCCATACTAACACACCTTGCTGCATCCACTTAGGCAAGTTTTCATATGCTGTAGCTAATCTTGCCAACAACTCCCTTGCAGTAGATGCTTTGTTTGCTAGGATGCCAATATTAACACTGTCATTAAAGACAGCATAATGTAAGAGATAAGATACACAAGTAGTAGACTTACCAGTCTGTCTTGGCATCTTACAGATGTTGAATCTACTATTATGAAAATTATTGATTAATTTATTTTGAAAGTCATAAGTCTTGAATGGTTGGAGACCAGCATCCAAGGTTACAATTTTGACGTAGTTATTGGCAAAGTAGACTGGGTCTTTTTTACACTTAATGTATTCTTCAACTTGTTCTTTGGTAAACTCAATTGGTGTATTCGCCTTCTTGAGAAGGGGATTACCCAAATAAACATCATTACTCATTTAATCACCTAATCAACATTTCCACTTTCTAAGGGCAAGAGCCTTACGAGTTGGTCTACCCTTCTCATCCTTCATAGGACCTTTATTGCCACTCATCCTGGCGCAGAAAGATCTTTTTCTAGGTCCACCTTCAGGTTGAGGTGCTTTAAGATCAGAGCCAGGATTCTCTCTTTCATAAGATTTACGCCCTTTTTCATTTAATCCTCCTTCTTTATTCTTACCCTCTTTGCGCTGCCATGCAGCAGACTTCTCTTCAATCTCTTCAACTTCCTCTTTTACAGGCATATTGATATAAGGGTCTGAGTAGTCAATGTGAGACATATCAAATCTCTGCAACCTAGAACCAGGATAAATTTTTTCTAGTGCTGCTTGTACCTCATCCCTGCTAGGTCTCTTAGGACTTGGGAAGAATACCTTTGCCATCATATACTTGCCCCTGAACACAAATCCTACTGCATATACTTGACCAGTACGAGACTTCACTGTTTCAATTGCTTCCTCAATAGTATAATTTTTCACTTCTACTTCTTCAGACTTAGTAGACTTCCATCCACCACCAGCTGCCTTATACTTCTTGGCAGCCCAACCATTAGCATAAGCAGATGGATATACATCAAACTTTGCTTTTGCTTGTGATTTAAACTTAGACCAAAGTGCAGGGTTAGTGGGTTTATTCTCCTCTACAAGACTCCACTCTTTTTCACATTCAATTTTTTCAAGAATTTGTCTCACCATTGGTGATGAACTTTCCTTAATTTTATTTGAAGTCATGATGGGTTTTCCTCCTTTCCCTGATCTGTCTGCTACTGGGTCCTTTGCTCTTTTTCTTTTGACTGCAGATGCCCTTTCTTTTTTTGACATTTTTGCTGCCTTCTCATTTGATAGGCATTTTGGTTTTGGACCATCAGCAGTTCCATCACCATCTTTATCATCACGTGCACACTTACCTACACGTTCACCTTTAGAGTTGTAGCGATCCCAACCACCACCACCTTTACCACCTTTTGGACCAGAACCAAACCAGTCTCTTAGATCTTCGTTCATTAGAAACAAGAGTTTTTATTATTTATAAACCAACAACTGAATATGTATCCAATTCAAATGCTAGGTTTTTCCATTTACCACCCAGATACATCTGGAGTTTATTTTCTGTTTCATTGAAAATAAATGCTCCCACATTAAAGGTTAGTCCATCTCTCTCAACTGATGTGAGTGAGGGGGGATAGAACTGTGATGTGGCAGTTATGATACCAGATTGAATAGTATCAGAAGATACATTGTCAGTGCCACCTGCACCAGCACTAATACCAGTAAGTTTGCTTCCGTCACCATAATAGGTTGTTGCCTGAATTGATGTTGCACCAGTAACAACACCAAGTGTTGATATTCCAGTAACTACTAAAGTATCAGAAGACACATTTGAAGTGTCCATACCTACATTGGTAAGCCCTGAACCATCACCAACAAATGATGTGGCAGTAATAGAATTGATACCTAAAATATTAGTTAATCCATCACCTATGACATTGCCATTTGGTCTAATATCATTACTAAATGTGGCAATGCCAACAACCTGAAGACCACCACCAGTAATATTGATACCCTGATTTGCAGTAATGATACCAACAGAATCAATGTCAGTTACATCTTCATAAGTTAGAGTACCACCAATTGTGACATTGCCAAGGAAAGTTGCAACACCTACTACAACTATAGTATCTGCAGACACATTTGATGTGTCCATACCCACATTTGTAAGACCAGAACCATCTCCATTAAATGCTGTTGCAGTAAGAGTTCCACTTACATTATTTGTAATAAATCCAGCACCATTTGTCAACTCATTGTTGTTGGTTGGGATTGTAGGAGTATTGGTTAGATCATTATAACTTCCAGAGAATGTAGATACTCCAGTAATGTAACCAGCCCCATTTGTCAACTCATTGTTGTTGGTTGGGATTGTAGGAGTATTGGTTAGATCATTATAACTTCCAGAGAATGTAGATACTCCAGTAATAAATCCAGCATCATTTGTGAGTTGACTAGTATTAGTAAATGATGTAGTAATATAACCAGCACCATTACTTAACTCATTATTATTAGTTGGTATTGTTGGTGTATTTGAAAAATTGCTGTAATTAAGATAGTATGTTCCTTCTTGACCATCCAATTGATCAGCATTACCACCATCTGCACTGGTAATATAACCAGCACCATTACTTAACTCATTATTATTAGTTGGTATTGTTGGTGTATTGGTAAAATTATTATAATCTAAGTAATGTGATGCATTCTGACTATTCAGTAAAATTGAATTACTTGAATTAACCTGTACAGAATTGCCCATGTAACCATTAGCAGCACACTGATAATGTAAAACTGTTGGTGTAGTGTCTGTTACTTCTAGTTCAACATAATTAGATTCTACTGTAACTCCTGTTGTATATTGAGTTGCTTTTGCAGCATCAAGATAGAATCTAAATGGATGACTACCTCCAATTGATCCAGAGAATCTATATGTTCTTCCTGGAGTAAGAGTAAGGAATGGGGACTCTATACCATCTAAAACATATCCTTGACCACTCCCAGTTCCAAAATATCTGTGAGCAGATGTCTTTGCTGCTACCTGAACATTGATGGTTGTTGTAGGACCATATGGGGCAATTAAGTGATTATATCCTGAGAATTGTGATGCAGTAATTATTCCTGATGTATTGACTGATACTGTGGTTCCAATTCCAACTGATTTCTGAGTTCCAGCAAAGTCAGTAAATTCAATCTCACCTTTATTATCCTGATGGAGTAAGATTGTGTTTGCAATACCAATTACAATTTCTTCAAGTCCACGAATTTGTTTTGCATCTGGATCAAGAACAATTGATCCTGTGCCAATTGTTAAGATGCCAGTTACTCTTGCATTTCCAGTTACCACCAAATCTTCTTGATGAAATCCTGTGTCTACACCAACATGAAGTTTGGATAAACTAGTAATGCCTGTTGCAGATATATCACCATTAGGATCAAGAGTTATACCACTTCCAACATTGATTCCACTTCTAGCAGTAATTAAACCAATTGAATCAATGTTAGTTACATCTTCATAGGTGAGAGTGCCAGCAACAGAAACATTTCCAGAAAAAATTGCTGAGTTTGCAGTTATAATATCAACGTCAATATCTGGTGTTCCAATTAATCCTTGTGATATTGTTGATATGCCAGTAGTTTGAGCATATCCAGAAAATGCAATATAATCAGAACCAACAAATTTTCCAAGAGTTCCAACACTAGAATCCCATTTAAGGACATTTCCATCTACCTTTGCAGAATCTCTATCAACATCATCTAAAAATTCTAAGCGAACTTCTCCTCCACCACCTTGAGAGCTAGCAATCCTAGTGGATTCATTAACCATCTTACGAAGTTGATCCATCTCACGTTTGAGACGAGCAATTTCAGTTTCAGATTCATTTATTTTTTCTTCTTCAGTGACAAGTTGATCCAGAATTTGAAGAGACTTGTCAATGGTAGTTTCTTCTTTAGATACTAATTTACTACCAATACCTTCTGATGCTTCTAATGGTTCTGGTGTAATAATATCTACAGACTCTACATCATTTGGTACATATTCATCTCTCCAATTGCTAGTATCTACTTCTTCTTTTTGATGTTTTATCCAGTCATCAGGAATTGACCCATGCTTTTCTTTGAATTGATTGTGCAATTCAAGTGGGGTAATGTCATATTTTTTAGAAATACTTTTCATAAGTCTATCAATAGACTTATAAGATGTATCTTTTAGGTTTAAAAGTCCTTTCTCAAGAATCTTTACTTCTTTTTGAGTATCTTTTTTTACCTTTGGTGTTTCATTAAATAAAAATGATTCAAATACCTGTGCTTGTTTTAATAATTCTTCTTTTTCTTTTGCTTTTTTTGCAACTTTTTTTTGAAGTTTACTTTTTTCTTCTTTGAGATTGCTAAAAAGGTCGTCTAGGGATACATCCCCAATTAATTCCTTGGTCTTTTCTTTCTTCTTCTTTTTCTCTTCTCCTATAGAAGAAAAGAAATCTCCAAGATTATCCATTATGCAGACACAGTAGCAGTTACCATTACAGTTCCCTCATACACTTTTGTGACAGTAGTTACTCCTGCAGTAGTTCCTACTCCTGAAGTAATGATAATATCATAATAGTTTCTACCAGTTGTTAAAACAGCAGTAGTGGTAGCACCCATTGAAATATTAATAACACCAGTGGATGAGGTGATTCCACAGGTAAAACTGTTGTAAGATGAATCTTCTGGATACTTCCTAACCTTTGACGTGGCAGTATATCCAGTTAAATTCATAGCTGTCTGATCACTATTCTTCACAATAAAATCTTGTGAAAAAGAAGTGCTTTTATCTATTGAGATATTGATTGCTGGTACAGCCATTTCAATTCTTTCTAAGTATTTATGTCTTGATTAACCTTTTTCAACATCTTCTGTAAATCAGCAGTAGAACCTACAAATAATGCATTATTGGTAACTGAGGTTGGTCCTTTGCTATCCTCCTCATTTACATCCTTCAATTTTTTCTGAAGGTCAAGCAACTTGTCAGTAGCATCAGATACATTTTTAATTAACTGACCTGCAACCTCATATGCTCTTGGCATCTCACTTTCCTGAGCAATCTCAAGAATGCCATTGATTGCTTCTTGTCCTTTTTCAATAATTGAATACAAGTTTCCTCTTGTATATTCATAATCTTTTTTGATATCTTCAGCAGATGACTTATATTTGTCTATCTCTTTTTTGACTTCTACTTTTTCAATATCTGAAGAGATAGGTTCCACATCAAAAGTGTCATTTAACTTTTCATACTTATCCATAAGTTACCTCAGAAAACATTACCATCAAATCCAAAGTCATCTCCAACCTCAATCTTGACATTATCTGCCTGATTGATGTTGTAGACCTTGGACCCCAGAACATGGTTCTGGATTGGTGTCTTGTCCTGTGCTCTTCTTACTACAAGTTTATTATCAATTACATCTTCTACATACATCTCCTCTTGACCAACATAGATGTATGTGTTCTTCTTAACCTTAGTGCCATCATCTACATTGATGACATTCTCAACCATATCAACATTCTCTGCTAGCAGAGTTGCAACTACGCCATCATAATCTTTGAGTGCTCTAGGTGTGACCTGATAGGTAACATCTCTTTCATACTTGCCAGACTTGGAACCAGCAATATAACCAATAGTGGTTTTCTTGATGATATCCTTGGATACATCTGCAAGAGGACCAAATACGTATGTCTTAGCAGTAAATGTAAATGTATAAAGAAGTGCTCTTCTAGTATCAAAGTTTCCCTCATACTCATCAGTCATGTCAATATCATCAAGCACAATAGGGACATTTGTACTTTCCTTCAAATTACCAAGGAACTTAATAGGGATGGTATATGATGGTTGAAAGTAAGGTACAATCTGCTCAACAATTTGGAGCATATCATCATTCAGTTTAGTATATGCTGTAAGAGTGATTGTCATATTGTAAGGAACTGGAAGATAAGACTTCTTAGTCTCTGTTCCATCTTCATTAGTCAATACAAGTTGTTGTGTCTGAGTAGACTTTCTACTGGGATCATACTGCAAGTTTGTAAACTCAAATGACAACCTTGGTAGTGTCATCTGAACTGGATGATTCAGATCAGGATTCTGGTCCATTCTTGCTAGGAACTTTTGTGTAGGTCCATAGGCAAGAGGAACTTTGATGACACTAAAAGTGTCATCATTCTCGTCCTTGTGTTTGACTTGAATTCCATTAAACAAAGAACCAAATCCAATAATTACAGATCTGAAGATCTCGTTGTAAAAATACTCAAACATTATCTTAAACTTATATACCTTTATTTAGGGCATACCAAAGGGGTTTGCTGATGAGAAATCAACAATCTTGTCTGCCTCAGACTCAATAACATCATTTTGTGCATAAGGAGTGACTAAATCATCTGTCACTGTACTTCCAATAACATATCTTGCACCTGATTCTGAACCAACAAGTACCTCACCTCTTACAAAATACCCATCAACAATAGACACTTCCATAATATTTGTA